ACTTAAATTATCTTCGCAAGGAAGTATGTTTAGTAATAGTTATTCGCCACAAGTAAAGCGTATGATGAATAGCGGAAGTAGTAATAATAGTCAGGTTAAACGCTCGGTAAGTGAAACCAAAAAAAAATATATAGCAGCTCAACAAAATTGGAAATGCGGTAAGTGTGGGTGTCAATTACCCGCTTGGTTCGAAGTCGACCATAAAATTAGATTAGAACATGGTGGTGATAACCATATAAATAATTTAGAAGCTTTGTGTCGCGAATGTCACGGAGAGAAAACTTCTATAGAAAATTTATAATATAATATAATATAATATAATATTAATATGTTATCCGGAATAACTCTTAAGATTTTTACATTATTATATATATTTTTAGTCGTTCTTTTTATTTATTTTTCGCCACGATACTGGTCACCATATAGTGATATGGCCGATTGTATGAAACGAGGAATGGGTGGCGGCGGGGTCGATGGTGGATTCAGCGAGAATGGTTGTTCTACTATAAATGCTTTAAATTACACCACTGATAACATTTTAAAAGAACAAATCGCACAGTTGAACGCCGAACTTGTCGAACTGGAAAAGGCTGACGAAAAAGATGAAAAAGCAATTCAAGCAAAAACGAAAGAGTTGGCTGAAGCAGTCGCTGGGACACATAAACTCTCAACTTTTTTTTTGAAAAATCAACTATGGATTTATATACTATTAATCGTTTTTGGAGGATTTTCTTTATTAACATTATGGTATGATACTTTCCGACCAATCGCATCAATCGCATTAACTCATAAACCTTTTCTTCTGGGATTTTTACAATATATTATAATAATTAGTTTAATTGCGATAACCATTTTTTTTATATTATATACCCCATATCCATTAACCATATTTATTAATATTTTAAATATACTAATTATTTCTGGAATGGTTGCTATGATTATTAATGACGAAAGTAACAGTTACAAAATGATTTATTTGGCCGGATTATTTGCTTTTATAATTAGTTTAATTGTGGCAATGAGGATTTTTAGTACAGCAGTTACTTTCATAATAATTGCAATAACTGCGGTACTATTTGTTGTATATTCACTACAATTAAAGGACACCACCACCGCAAGGGTTCCCGATGCTGCAGCGGAACCCGGCGATAGTTATTTCATCTTACTTGTTAAATATTTGCCGTGTTTATTGATACAATTCTCAACATATATATCTCAACAGTTTGGATTAGTTAAAGATACAAATACTATCATTCTACTAGTAATTGAATTTATATTAATATTATTACGATTGGTAATACCTTATATATGGAAATTATATCAAAAAAAAACATTACCTCAAGGGAATGTTTTAGTCGAAAATCCAATTTCTTTACATTATCTTACTAATATAGGTAATTTTATAAGCGAAAAAGATACCAGCGGGATTAGTTTAATTGACAATCCAATTACTAATTATAATTATGCTTTATCATTTTGGCTATGGATAATTCCGCAATCCTCTTCTGTAAATACAGCATATTTCAAACCAACTAATTTAATCAATATTAATAATTTAATAAAAGTAAATTTTAATAAACATAAAATAGAGTTTTGGGCTAGCACGACCCACGATTGGGACTCTGCGTCGCGAGGCTTTGGAACCAAAGAAAAGGTACATCTGGTAAAAGTATATACATTAACCAAAATTAAATATCAAAAATGGAATAACATTATAATAAATTATTCTGGAGGAACTTTAGATATTTTTATTAATACCAGTTTGGTATCATCCACTCCAAATATTGTCCCATTAAATGATTTTAATGGCGCGACAACAGGTGAACCTCTTGGAATTTATGGAGGTATTAAAAATATTGTATATTATAAAAATATTTTAAAAACAAAAGAAATAAATACAATATATAAATATCATAATATTTAATCTAATATTTATAATTTATCTATTTATATATATTATGAACGAAATTTTACAAATGATATTAGTGGTTTTATCAATCGTGGTTATTATATTTATCGTGTTAAGATTTACCGCATCAAACTCTACTGTATTAAGCGAATGTAATTCGGGAAAGAAATCGACTAAAATTTCCCCAAAAAAATTACACGGCAATAGCAACAGTAACAATTATGCTTATTCCATTTGGTTTTATGTCGCGGACTGGTCATATCGTTTAGGCGACACTAAAACTTTATTTTCTAGAGGAACCTCCTCTACAAAGTCATCGCAGGTCAATCCACTGGTTGTTTTTGACAGTTATCAAAATAATATTACAATTAGTGTTACGACATATAATGACCCACCCCCGGGTGGCGGCGGTGCTGTAATGCCATCAACATCTAATAATGAGTGTAAAATACAAAACTTTCCAATCCAAAAATGGGTAAATCTTATTGTAAGTCTTAATAGTCGTACAATGGATATTTATTTAGATGGTAAATTAGTTAGAACATGTATTCTTCCAGGAACTGCCAAAATTTCCCCATCTTCAAGCGTTTATGTAACACCGGATGGCGGTTTCGATGGATGGACATCAAACTTTCAGTATTTTTCGAATCCATTAAACCCGCACGAAGCATACGCAATTTATAAAGAAGGGGCAAAATGTGGGGGAATGGGGAGCTTCTTTGATAAATATAAGTTACAAATAACATATTTAGTAAATAATGTAGCACAAAATTCTATCACAATTTAATATAAATAATTCTATAATATATATAAATAATTCTATAATATATATAAATATGACTGATGCATTGAATTTCGATAATTTTAATGATATACAGAATGTAAAAGTCGACCCATTCAATAGTACCAAAAATATAACTGCCGGGAATAATTTTTTAAACTTAAATGGAATTGTTGCTAAATTAGGATTTATTATATTAATTATGTTTATATTTTTCATATTACTTAGAATCGGAACAGAGTTATTAGGAAATTATTTTCAGCCTTCTAATAATCCAATTTTATTAAACGGACTTAAAGACGGTACGCTATTCGCACTAGTACCGGTAAATCCAAATGAACCAAATGCTATACCAATAATACGGTCAGTTGACCAAACTAAAGGTTTAGAATTTACATGGTCCTCGTGGTTATATTTTAAAGAACCTGCGACAGGACTTGGGTCGTCAAATCTATGGAACCATATATATAACAAAGGAAGTAACTTTCGCAATGATAGTACTGGTATGATGTCTCCAAATAATGCCCCCGGAGTATATATATCTAGCGATTATAGAAAATTAGCAATAGTAATGAGCACATACGATAATCCGAATAATAAAATTATTATAAATGATTTACCAATTGGACACTGGATAAATGTTATAATAAGAGTAATTCAACATAAATTAGATGTAATTATTAATGGTATATTGACTGAAAGTGTTATATTAGAAGATATTCCAAATCAAAATTATGACCCGGTATATATGGGATTACATAACGGATTTTCCGGTTATTTATCTCAGTTACAATATTTTGCATACGCATTAGACACGCCACAAATTCAAAAGATTCTTAAAACTGGTCCAAATCTAACATCTAGCAGTGGAAATAATATCAATCTTACCGATTCAAATTATTTATCATTTAGATGGCATTTTCCATTACAAAGTAGTGAAATGCAATAATTTATAATATACATAATTAACGTATAATATACATAATTAACGTATAATATGCATAATTAATTTATAATATACATTAATTATAAATTAATGACTAGTACTTTCATAAATCGAAGGACTAGCTGTTGTACATTATCACAGTTATCTGAAAACTTACAACTGGCCACGGCAGCTGAGGCACAAGTAATCGCAGAAGCAGCTGCCGAGGCAGCGATTGCAGCCGCGTTGGAAAAGGAAATAGCCGCTGAGAAAGTTGTGGAGGAGAAAAAACAAATCGCCGATGATGCGGAGGCTCTGGTGATTCATTGGCAGACCTTAGACATAAGTTATACAACTGATTTATCAAATGCGCTTATCCTAGACGCAAGTTATGCACATGATTTATCAAATGCGATTGCCTTAGACATAAGTTATACAACTGATTTATCAAATGCGCTTATCCTAGACGCAAGTTATGCACATGATTTATCAAATGCGCTTATCCTAGACGCAAGTTATGCATATGATTTATCAAATGCACAGCATAAACTAGGACTGTTAAATAGCACGATCCCAATGGCGAATGACGCGTTGGCCAACATGCACAATGTGTTTGCCACTATAGTGCAGATTGCTAATACGATGGGCCCCCTGTATTATACTATATTATCACCCCCCGTGTATTTTGACCAGAATAGTACGAGTAATACATCATGGGGCAACTACTTCCTGGTCGCCCCGCCCGGGCAAGGATACACAGATATCGTCGCCATTGCCGGATACTTCAGAAGCATTTATAATTATATAAACACCGGTTATTATAAGTACAGTCAGATAGATGGCCTCCGGGCACAGGTCTTCACGCCGACGCCCTCTGAGTTGCCCCAGACACTCCGGTGCCAAATGGCGTTTGCGAAAGCGTATGCCGCCTACCTCAATATTCAGTATTGGTTTAACGCCAAGAACA